GCCTGTCATTTTTGCAATTGTAGTTGCATTACTGGCATTAACTAGCTGGACAATATCGCCCTTAACTATAGCTGTACTTTCTCCAGATTTAATAGGGTATTGTCTAAATACCTCTAATGAACCTGCATCGAATCTACCGATTGGGTTTAATCCAAATGGTGCTGCTACACTACTCATTTTTTTATCCTCTTCGGTTAAGTTAGCTTTATTAAGATGTGCGAGTAACCTTTTCTGGCTTCAGAACTGGCATCCTCGAATCAGATTCACGAAGATAATTATTATCTACAGAAGCGATCTGCTGATCGTTTTTGTTCTTATAATGGTCTCTTCTTGCATCCATATTTTCTGTGGAGTTCTTGCAAAGTAGCAAACCTCCAACCTCTACATTGCCTTTAAACTTGGAATCAACATCGGTCAGCACTTTTAATTCAGGATGATCTTCTGCTCTCACTGGCTCCCAACCTTCACGAAATTTAGAAGAAACATTTGTCATATCAGCTTGACCTAATGTCGATGTGCGTATCCATCTGTATTCCACTCCTGGTTTTGGAGCAGGATCAGGGATAGAGTTTGGTCTAGTCCATGTGACTTTTCTTTTTGTTGCTTCTCTACTCTCTTCTGTGCGTAAAGTTCTATCAGCCATTAGTAGCCTCCTTTAAAAGCTGTGCTGCATATTGCTCGTTGCTAAGTCCTAGCCGTCTGGCAAGGCTTACTTGTGTTGAGGTTAGTTGCACTTTGCGTGGTTGTTTTGCACTTCTACTTGGAGGGGCAACCACGGAGCCACCAGATCGCTGAGGTGCTGTTACCTCTTTTGTCTCAGCAGTCTGATTGTCTTGAAACTCTTCTGGAAATTTAGCTCTCATTGCTTTGTCAATTTCACTATAATATAATTCAGGTTCTACTTTAGGACTCACATTCTTTTTTATTAGTTTTTGATGCACACCTAACGCATACCCTGTCATCTCTTCATAACCATCTTTTTGAAACCAGTCGTTCTCCGCCATCCAAGCCTTATCTTCTTTTGTAGGCTCTTGTTTCTGAACTGGTGTGTAAGCTTTCTGTTGCTCTACTGGCTTTTCTGATGTTCTTTGTTTTGGTTTATAATCTTGTATTTTTAACTGCTCTGCCTGTGCTTGATTCAGTTTTAATTGAGCTTCTGTAATTTTATCTGGATCTCCAGCTTCATAAGCTTCTTTGTATTCTTTTTTAGCTGCTTCAATCATGGCGCTTGTTTTGCCTTTTACTTGCTCAACTAGCACGGCTTCACCATCATCTAGAGTTTTCTTTAATTTATTATTCTCTTGTAGTATTCTTTCTGCATGTTTAATAGCTTCATCTTTTTCTCTTTGTGCAGCCTCTCTTGCTCTTCTTTCTTCGTGATATTCATATTTTAATTGTTTTATTCTTTTTTGAGCATCTCCTTTATATTTGGAAATCTCATCATCTTCAGGAATATCAGGTTTAGTGCCCTCTGTTCTTGGCGGTCTACCCTGATCTTCTTCAGGTGTATCATCTACAACTTCTATCTCTAAATCTGATAGTTGATTTTTTTCTTCTTCTTCTATTTTTTGTGCTGTGTTATCACTCATGCTCTTGTATACCCTCTTGGATCATCAACAACTGCTTCAACAGTGTCATCGTTAATTAGTCTAAATTCATCACCTTTTATTTTAAATCTAGTTCCTGAATAAGATCTAAAAATTACAAAATCACCCTTAGCGCAATATGGACCGTTTGGAAATTTTTCTTTATCCTGATAAGCCGCATCTCCCATTTCCACAACAAATCCTATGATGGAAGCAGTCTCCTCTAGCTTTATTAATTTGTCAGGCATATGAACTCCACCCTCAGTTTTGTCTGCCATTTTAGGTATACTAATTAAAAGTTTATAGCCTTTTGGCTGAGGAAGTTTTAGCTTAATATCTTCTTCAATCTTCTTTTGCGCTGTGTACATGTAAGCTATCCTATAATATTTTTTTTATTTTGCAAACCCTTAATCTTCAATAAACCTTTTTTCAATTGCACGCACCTCCTCTTCCAGAATGGTGAGCGCTTCGATTTTCCCGCAGGTGTGCTTGTAATCTTCAAGGGAAGATGCTCCACCGCTCGTGATAAAAGAACCCCAAGCATTTTTAAACTCCTGTATTTTATTTAATATTGGTGTATAAACCGTTTCATTTTTACTTTTCATCTTGTAACTGCTTTGCCGCATCTAAGACTAACCGTGCTTCTTCTTTCATATCTTTGGAAGCATCAGTCGCAAGCTTTGCTGCAATTCTAACTCCTTCTCTTTTGTCTTCACTATCTAATCTGTCTTCCTGTAAATCCTTATTTATTTTCGTTTTAGCAGCTTCAAGCTCTAATTTTAATTTATCCATTTGTATTTTATGCTGTAACTCTGCTTCTTTTATTGCAAGCTCTCTTTGTTGTATTTGTGTTAATGGATCTTCTTGTTGTTTCTTTGCTTCCATTGCCTGCATCTCTGCTTGATTTGATGCTAAAAGTTTTTGTGCCGCTTGTGCTGTTAATGCTGAAAGTTCTTCTTCTGCATCTTCTGGTAATGGCTTTTCTTCGTTTGGCATTGGAACACCAAGCTTTTCTTCTATCTCTTTTCTATATTGAAAAGCAACATGCTCTGTTATATGAGCTGCTAGTGCTGCCTGTATTGCTCCCGCAAATGGTGACTGCCCTACAATTTCTTTTAATTTAGGATCATTGGCGGCAGCTAAATGCACTGTAATATGTGCTTCATGATCTTGATACTTAAATGCTTTTACAGGCTCTTGTTTTAATATCGCCATATTTTCAGAAACTGGGTCTGCTGATTTAATATCCTCTTTTAATTTTACAATTTCTTTTGCATCGCTGATACCTAATACTTCCAACATTTGTCTATGCAATCTACCCATGTCGTATAATTGTGGTGCTTGTTGTGCCAACTGTAATGCACTTTGATACTGCATAATTCTTTGAGACATAGTTGCTGCATTAGGATCTGACACGGGTATAACATCTACTCTCTTATCAAAATCATCTGTTCTACTAAATTCACCGTCTGTTTCATAAGCATACTCAGGTGGCATATAATCATGAATAATCATAGCTATTATTCTAAGTTCTTTTTTTAAAGCTGCGTGTAATCTGGATTGAACACCAGACATAACTTTCATTGATCGTTCCATCAATGCTAGAGTTGTTCCTACTGGCGCTTGTGCGTTAATGTCTCCAACTTGTATATCTGCAACGGAGCCAATCCTTCGCCCCTCGTCAACGATATTTTGGAGCAACTGGTACAAGACGGAACTGGGTTCCTTGTAAGGAATGAAAGTAATCGCATCACGAATTGCGCCACCAGGGACATCAACATCACGGAACTCACCAGGCATGAGAGGCGTATCATCCCCTTTGATGCGTAAACCCCTAGCTTTAAGACCAGCTGGTAAATTAGATAAAGTACCAGCATCGATAAGTTGACGAAGAATACTTGTAGCACTTTTAGCCAGTCCACCAATGAGATGTATAAGTCCTGTGCCGTAGAAACCAAGCCCTGGTAAATATTTGTAATGAACAAAATATTGAACTTTCTTTTTCTTTTCATCTTCCTCATAGTAATTCCTTCTTATAGATAAAATTGTTCTGGATGATTTATCAATCGTAACAACATAAGGTCTTTCGATACCATCCTTATCCTCAAACGGCTCTGGCATTTCAATATCGGCATGCATCTCTAATAGGGTGTGCCTGTCATCATCTTCGATAACTGCTGACTCTCCATCAAGTTCATCATACTTTTCCTGTATATCTGACATGTCAGGTTCTGGTTCGGGTAATTCTACATCACGATAAAATCCATTCACCATAAGTTTTGCTATTTCATTTGCAGATTTTTTCATAACATGTGTGTATCTAGCACAAGTCATTAAATCTGTTGCACCATAAGAAACAACAAAATCCTCCGCAGGAACAAACATCGCACATGGTCTTTCTAAGAGAGGATCATAATAGACTTTCTTAAATGCTGATCCTGCTAGAGGAAGCTTAAAGAGCATCTGCTCTGTCTCATCTCTATATTCTGTCATTTCTTCTGTGAGAAGATAATTCATTTCATTTTCTACCCGAGCTGCCTGATCTGTTTTTTCTGTAGATTGTTTACCCAAAACTTTGGTTCTTACTGGACCCGAAGCGGGAAACATCTCTCCCATAGCCTGTGCTTGGAATCTTACAATACTTTCTGTTAAAACAGGATGAAAAACACCAGAGGCTCCAGACCAAGGTTGTTGTCTTTCTTCTATTTTCATACCTAGTAAATCTAAACCTTTGACATACGACTTCGCCCAATCACCTCGTGATTTTCTGTCCGTATTAAAATTTTCAATTAAGTCACTTGCTAGTTTTTGTAATTCACCTTCTTCTAAAAACTCTGCAAGATTACTGTCATGAGAAGGTCCTAATATGTCTTCAGTTTTTTTGCCTTCAAAATCAATAATAACACCACCATCATCCGTGGTCATGGAAACTGAATCAGGATTTTCTATTTCTATTTCTAGTTTTTGCTCCTGTTCAGCTAAAACTTTTTGTGAAAGTTCCGCTGGTGTCATTTGTTTTTCGACAGCCATTTAATGCTCCTTATTTTATTCTTTGTAAAATTCTATCTATTTTTTCTTCTAACCGATTTATAGCCACTGTTACATCATCTCTTTTTGCATAATCTTCTCGTGTTTTGTTTACCAAAATATCTATCCTTTTAATCTCTTTAGCTTGTGATCCAAGAAACCACCCGCCTCCCACGACAATCAATCCTATAAGTCCATCTATAATATGTGCCAGATCCATTAATAATACTCCACGGGTCTTTTGTATACGGGCTCATCATCCCAGTCATCCATATTTGTTCTGATCCAACCACCTTGCCTAAACCTTAACAGAGCTTGTGTTGTTGAGTCAACTAAGTCATCATTGTCTCCTACTGGAAAAGATGCACACTCTTCTATCACTTCCTCTGCCCACCTGGTGGGTGGGTGCCAAATTACTCCACTTGCAAATAAATCTGTGACTGCATTTACTCGTGCTATCTTATCTTGTCCACGACTTGGTGTAAACTCTGTAACAGGAATACCCATAGAACGTAGTTCAAATATCAAAGGTGATCCAGCAGCTTTTGCTTCAATAATCATTTGATCAGGTTCAAACTCATGGTACTTATCGTAAGCCGCTCGTTTAAGGTCTGGAAACTCTAACTTTTCTTTGTACGCATCTATTAAAATCAGATTAGGAATAGACTCCCCATTTTCATTTGGCTGATAAAATACACCCCAAGTTGTGCAGGCACTATAGTCCGCTCTCTGAGTTTTTAGAAAAGCCGTATCCCAAGATTGTATAATTGCATCACATGGAGGTAAACTTGGTTTCTTCCATTCCTGCCACCACTCTCTTTTTATTAATGCCCCTTCTTCGGAGGTGGGGTCTTGCTGATATTGTGCGTTCCATTTAGCTACAGGCAACTCTGCTTTTATTGCATCTAGTTCTTCTTTTTTCCAGAACTCTTGCCACAACGCATTACCTGATGGCATAATCGCTGGAAGTTGTATTACTTCCCATTCACTACTACCTTCTCGTTGCGTTGAGTTTTTTATAATTTGCCCCGTAAGATCTCTTTTACTCCATCGTGTCATAACGATAATTATTGCCCCGCCAGGTTGCAATCTTTGTCTCGGTCCTGATGTATACCACTCATAAACTTTGTCAAACACTTCAGGATTGTATGCTCCTATAGTGGCATCTTGTTCGGAATGTGGGTCATCAATAATTAAAACATCTGCACCTTTACCCGTTACAGCGCCACCTACACCGATAGCAAAATACTCACCGCCTTTGTTGGTGTTCCATCTTCCTGCCGCCTTACTATCGACAGATAATGACACACCTTTAAAAATTTTTTGAAAATCTTCAGACTGAATAAGATTCCTAACCTTTCTTCCAAATCCCACAGATAACTCTGCGGTATGTGCCGTCTGTATTATTTTTTTATGGGGGTACTTGCCTAAAAACCATGCGGGAAACAAGTAACTTGCAAACTCTGACTTGGTGTGACGGGGTGGCATATTGATTATTAGTCTTTTTAATTCACCCCTAGCCACCTTTTCAAATGCCTCTGACATAATCTCATGATGTCTTCCGTGGACAAATGATGACCACTGAGACCTTACAAAGGGTAAAAAGGTAGTTTGACAGCTCTCAAGATGTTTTGCCTTCTCTATGCGCTCTAAAAGCGCCAATACATCTTTTTTCTTTTCTATGGGCACATCTTTTAACTGATCGTTAAGATTATTTATGTTAATCGCTTGTTTCATCATTCCAATCAAAGTCATCCACGAGATCTGGTGGTCTACATTCTATAATCTTAGATGCCATATCCATCATAAACATAGCTTGTGTGGGTTTAAATGGAGAATAAACATACATTTGCTGCTCACCTTCGTCATTTACATACCAACCTATCATTATTGGTTTATCTATTTCTACAATATCTTTGGATGATTGTCTATTTTTGCCAATAAATTTCTTAAATTTTTTGAAATCTATAACATTTTTGGAGTCTTTTTTAGAAATGGGTCTCTCCCTACTAGTTATAACTAGTATTATAACTAGTTATATTAATATAACAAATAAAATATACTAGTTATAACTAATGTAGGAGGTTTTTTGTTTATTTTGATAAAAAATAGTAATTATTTGCGTAGAATAACATGCAGGGTGCAGGGCTAGGCACACTACTACATGGGGGGTCGGAGGTAGGTGGGGTACAAATACACAAAAAAAGCGAAAATAGGGAGGTTAACTAGCCTTATTACCAAACATTTCAGATAATTTTTTTTCTAATTCAGCTTCTAACTCAGTAACAGACTTTTCACTATTACTTTCTACTTCTAATTTGTCTGTAAATAGTCCAACTGTTTTGCCTAAAAGATGTAATGCTTGTATTTTATCTGATGATCTATTGTCTGATCGTTCAACTTCCTCAGTTAGTTTTTTCAAAACGTACTCACCCCTCAAACGCACTTTCGTGCTATAATCCTCTTCCTTTTGCTTAATAAGTGTATTAATCCTTGATGAGACCTTGAGGTGTGAAGCTAAGGCACTTGCTTGTTCCCATACACTTTTATCTTTTGTTGTATCCTTGACCCCATATACGGTTCTGTAGGCACTTGTTAACTGTTCACCTTGACTTACAAGTCTAGCGAACTTTTCTTGCTTATCTGTTAATTTATTCATGCAAAATATCCTTATAAAAAATAAAGTTCATATGCACTTTTTATCACAATCTGGTAAAAATAATCAATTAATTAAAAAAAATTCACCCCCTGTATCCAAGTCCTGTACTCACTTTCATTGTATTGCTTGTAATTATATTGTATTACTTAGTATTGTATGGTTGACAATAAGTATTAAATATGATCTAACACTTGTACACACTCCTTGTCTGAGTTTTTTTGAGGTCTTAGTTTAGTAGGCTGAAGAATGTAAAAATAGCTATAGAGGTAATCAGCCCTCTTCTTCTACCCTTAGGGCGATGTTGGAAACATAAGCACGAGAGTTTGATTTCCTTTTGGAGTTAGTGAATGTTTAACTTGGTCATCCCACCTCCTTAAGTTTACAAAATGTTTAACTTGGTCATGAGTAGTATCTCATCTCGCAGACTTAACTGTCATTGTGTACGATTAGGTGTAATGCCTATCGCTTCGATGTTTCTAAAACTAAACTATAATCTCCTATGATTATAGCAATGGGGCAGTTCTTTACTGCTCCACTGTAATGCGATGTGTGTCGCATCTGATGAGACCAAAAGGTTGAAACAGTAAACTAAAAAATAGGAGTTATTATGTTGTACACAGATGAAAATAGAAATTCTTACGAAATTGTTTTAAATGCTGATGAGGTCAAGTTAATGAAAATGTTAATCGATGCTCACAACTTTGCAAATTTTGCTGATGTTACTGATGGTGAAAATGTGAACGAATTGCATTTTGAAATGGCATCAAGAATTTGTTGTCCAATTGAACAAGCAATGAAGAATTTAATTACAGTTCATTATGGCGATAAAACTGACAGTGTTTACTACGATTGGATCAATTGTGGTTTTAGCTTCGCAGTTTTTGCAGTTTCTGAATATCGTCATGTAATGAGTGCTTAGTATAACGAGGGCAGTATTTACTGCCCTCTAACTGTAACCTAGTGTGTGCTAGGTCTGATGATCTCAAAAGAGTGAAACAGTTAACTAACTTATAGGAGTTTATATGAAAAGAGAAATGACACAAGATTTATACATGAAAAGAGCAAAAGATAAGTCAAAGAAAACAACCAAGAAAATGAAAATGGTCAGCGACATATTTTCAGCTAGGTTTGATGTTTTTGGTTGGACTTTATTTGTAGGCAATCATTTATGGACTGATAAAAAATACATCGTCAAACATGACAATGTTTGGTTTGACACTGACAGTGTTGAGGATTTAGTTCATTGGTTGTCAATCATGAATGATTTTGAATATTTGCTTAACAGTGATGAGGATGATTTTTACTCAACTGTTAAACAAAGATTGACTCAAATCGAAAGTGCAAAGAAACTTTTAGATTTCTAATTGAGTAAACCTCTTAAGGCTGACTAGTTCAGCCTTATAAGATTTACTACAGTAAATCATATAAACCAAAACATAGGAGTTATTATGAACAAATATTTATACGTTGAGACCAAGACAGTTTATGGCGATGAGTTAGTCTATCCAAAGTGTGAAAGAAGCCAAGTTCTTGCTAAGTTATGTGGAACAAAAACTTTCACTGAAAAACATATCAGATTGATTTTAAAATTAGGATATGAATTTCATCCTTGGATGGATGGACTTAAATCTAAACTAGAATGGAAAGTGTTAGAAGCTAAAGTAAAAGCTGATGACAATCCTTACAAACATTTAATTAAATAGGGGAAAAAAATGAACGTAAAAAATATTGATGAAGCAACTAAAGAAGCTATTGATAGACAAATTATCTTAGAGAAAATGAAAGGTAATAAGACTTTCAAAAATGTATGGCTTGGCAATGGTTGGCTCTCAAAAGATAAAGATGGCAAGGTTATATTTACTGCAACCAAGAGTTTGCCATACTGATCAGCGACCAAAAGGTCGAAACATTGGAGCAGTAATGCTCCTTTGTCAGCAAGTGTGTACTTGCTCTGACGATGCAATTATGCAGTTGGTCAGAATTTAAATATGGAGATTATATTGAGTACTAAAAAAACAATCAAAAATACTTTTACTTTCGATGATGCAGTAGCAAAAGAAATTGCTACTAGTGAGCAAACTATTGCTCAACTACAAGACGATAACAAGCAAAATACTGAAAGTAAAAATGGCTTAAAATTACGTCAATATGCTGAACTTATTCCAATGTTAGCTAAAGCTGAATATCTTAAAAAGAATAAGTTTTTCATGCCTCAAGTAAGAAAAGAAGTTGATTTACATTTAGATCAAACTTGTAAAGTGTCTAAAGCTTCAAGGAAAAGATTAATAGAGAATACAAATGCATTTATTCGTACTGTTGTTGATCCTAAACCTCAAGGCTCAAACTTCACTGCTGATGCTTTCAAAGAATGGTGTAAAGATAATTCTGTTAATTCAGAAACCAAACTGAAGAAAAAAATTACTGATGAATATAAACCATGTGAACCAAAAGATATTTTTGCCAATCAAATTGTTGGCACATATAGCTATAAAAAAGGTTCAGATGGTCAATTTGTAAAGAGTGGTCATTTCACTCCAAGTAAATTTTCTATTGATCAGATTGATGATATTATCAACCATCTTACTGAAGAGAAAATTAAAAGAGTAGCTAAACAAGAAGCAGATAATAAGTCAGATGGTTTTCAAGATTTAGAGAACGATACTATTAATGAAAACATTTCTTCTTTAGGTGTATAAGACTAAATTTTCCTCGATTTAAGAGCCATACAGAGGGGGTAAATGCTCCCTCTGGTATGATTGCACCTTTAAAACTGATACATAAGTGTGGACTTATGCTGATGATTGGGAAACCATGAAATCAGTTTAACTCAATATAATATAGGAGATAATATTGAAAACAGAAACTATTACATACTTAAATGATGCAATCGAAATAATGGTCGAGTGTTTTAAATTCAATTACCAAAATGCTGACAATGCTATTCAGCTTTTCACTCCCATGATAAATGGAGGTGTTGGTAAAGGTAAATCTCAATCAGTGGTAACTGTTCATGACATAATGGCTGAATGGATGGTGTCTATAGGTAAAATTAAACTTAAAAACGATTATGGTTTAATCTATCTTGATGCTCCACAACTAGATGCCACAGAGGTCAATGGTTGGTTTATTCCATCTGAGGATAAACAATCCATGACAAGATTAAGACCCCCTCATTGCCCAAAAGATGGATATGGGATTATCTTTATAGATGAAATGTCTCAGGCTCCACAAAGTGTTCAAAATGTTTTAGGTCAATTGTTACTAGAACGTAGACTTGGCGAACACAAATTAGGCGAGGGATGGCAAATAGTTGTAGCTTCAAATCGTCAAAAAGACAGAGCTGGAACTACGCATATGCCAACTCAGATTAGGGATAGATTAAAACCTTGGTTAAATGTCGATAATTCTTTAGAAGATATTGTTTTACATTTTTCTAAGAAGAATGTGAACTCTAAGATTATTTCATGGATGAAGTTTACTCAAGGTAAATGGATACAAGATAATGCTTTTAATAGAGATGCTAATTCTAATCCTACACCTCGATCAATTGAAGTTTGTGGAACAATTTTAGATATGAAAATAAAAGATCATTTAAAACAAAATATGCTTGATGGTACTATTGGTGTTGAAGCATCGACAGATCTAATTGGTTTTATTAAATATTACGACAGATTACCTAACATTGATGAGGTGATCAAAGATCCAATGAACTCTGTTATGGTTGAACATGGACAGTTAGCTTACATCATGACAACTGAACTATCCAAAAGATCAAACAAAAATACTTTTGGCAATATTGCTGACTATATGCTTAGAATGTATAGAGAGCAAAGCTCTGCTGAGTTAGTAGCTTTATTTGTTAAAGAGTGTTTGGCTAGAGATGGAACATTAAAAACTCATCCAAAAATGAGAGAGATGTTTGGCAGTAATTCACCTTTTCAACATTTATTGAAGTAGGTGGTTTATGTCAGATATTAAAACTGTTTTAGATGCTTCTCAATGGCGAATTGTTGCTGATCATGGCAAAAATGGTATGACCTTTATTGCGAGTGGTTTGTATCACATGAACCAGATAGAGAAAAACGATATACCAACTATGGCGACTGATGGTAAGAATATTTTTTATAACAAAGAATTTACCTTGTCACTCAGTAAGTCTGAAGTTGATGGTGTACGAATACATGAGTATTTTCATAGAGCATTTAAACATCATTTAAGACAAGGCGATAGAGATGCTGAAATATGGAATATTGCTTGTGATTATGCCATTAATCAATTGATATTAGATTTATCTTACAATGGATATAATGGTGGATTACCTCACGTTATTACTTTGCCTAAAGGTGCATTATTAGATCGTAAATTCAAAGATAAAAATACTGAATGGATTTATGATTATTTAGTTAAGAATTATACTAAAGTGCCTAATAATCAATCTGGTAAAGATAATGGTGATGGAAGTGGTTCTGTAACTCTTGTCCCTAATGATGGACAAGGGTCAGAAATACAATCTCAATCTTGGGGAAGTTTTAAAGCTTCTCCAT